GTTTGTCAAGCGTGTGCCCCGTGATGCAGACTTCATTAAAAAAATGGAAGCTGAGATTGTGAAATTTCTTGCCGAATTGGATGGCAAGGTCAACAAATTAAAGGAACTGTTCGAATGAGACAACAATACGAAATCAAATACCCCAGCCGCGAATACACATTGTCTAACGGGGAAAAGAAAACATTTTGGACTACGCACGGGTCAATCTGGGTTGATGAGGACAAAAAATCCATGTCGGTCAAGATTGATAGCTTACCGGTTGGCGACAAATTTACCGGCTATTTCAAAGCGTTTCCGTATGTGCCCAAACATCAACAAAAACAAAAGTCCAGTTATGAGGGACTTCCTGCTGATGATGACTTCGACGAAACAATCCCATTTTGAAAGGAACCATGATGATTAAACGATTCTTGGCCGGTCTTGGCATTGCGCTTGTCACTACAGGAGCATGGGCGCAATGTTCAACGCATACCATTTGGTCTAACAGTCGGGTTGTGACATGCACGACATGCTGTTATTATGGAGGAAATTGCACTACTAATTGCTTCTAATGTCAAAAACGTACTTTGCGGACCTTAGAGTCAAGAGAAAAGAGCTTGGCCTGTGTTTATCTTGTGGAAAACACCCAGCACCATGCGATTCCTGTAGATCGAGAAATCGAGAATACATGCGCCGCAAAAGAGCCGGGATTCCTGCTGAAGAAAAAACACGGCAATGGCATTCCAAACGGCACTATTACCTAAAGTACAAATTTGGCATTACAGAGCAGCAATATGATGAAATGCTAAAAACGCAAAATTATTGTTGCGCCATTTGCAAATCAACAACTTCTGGAGATAAAAGATCAACAAGGCTTTCTATTGACCATTGCCACAAAAGCGGGGAAATTAGAGGGCTTCTTTGTTCATCTTGCAATAAAGCCATAGGCTTATTAAAAGATTCTCCAGATTTATTGCGTTCTGCTATTGGTTATTTAATAAAACACGCCATGAAATGAATGGCAATTGCACAACCAACTGTTATTGATTTTTGGGCCGAAAGCTGCTGTTGGTGACTGGGGGTTCCCGGTTATGCAAACCAAACGCAGCAAGTAGGCCCACCTATCACAAGATAGGACACGACATGCAAGAAATTAAATTGGCAACACTTAAACGCGCTTTGACAATGCTGGATGCAATTGGCGCTCGGTATGCAATCATCAGCCCGGATGGAACACGATTTGGTGATTTGAAACTGGCTGACGAAAAACCCGCTTATAACTTTGCTGAAATGGGTGCTTATGTAAAGCAAAAATTTACGCACGTTGAAGTAGGCGAGGTGATAATTATTCCGGTGGATAAATTTGAGATTGACAAACTGCAAAGCGCAATCACCAGCCACGCCTGCAAAATCGCTGGGAAAGGCAGTTACACCACCTGCCGATCTAAAGACAAAACGCAAATCGAAATATTGAGGCTTGCATAATGTCGGCAAATCACATTTTGAAAGCCAATCAGGATCAATTTCCTGCGGAATTCTTACTGTGGTTTCCCGACAACCAACACATTTGGGTTGCGTTTGTTTCTGAAGCCAGCAAGGTCATCAACGCTGGTTTTAAACACTACTCAGCCAGGACAATAATTCATGTGTTGCGCCATCATTCGGCTTTGGCTGAACGGGGTGGCGAATGGAAAATAAACAACAACATCAGCCCTTATTTAGCCCGACTGTTTGCGCTATGTTATCCGCAGCACAAGGATTTGTTTGAATACCGCGTCACCAAAAAATTATTGTAAAAACATGGCGCGTTCATCTTTGCGCCGCTTATCAAGCCCCGGCAGAACCCTGCCCCCTGCTTTGTTCCAGAGCAAAAAGGCATCTGCTGCGGCTTCCCATTCGCCGCGATTTGCTTTAATGCGGATTGTGCTGCGCTGTAGGTTGCCAAGCCCTACATTAAAGGCAAAAGATACCAGAGCGTCAAAGCGGCCTTGATGCCCAGCACAGCTGGGAACAAGACGTAAAACACCGCGTTCAAAAGATGCGATATCAGCCGCGAATAAATCATCAGTTTCCTGTCGTGTCCACGCACGGTTATGCTCCGGTCTTAGCGGCATTTCTTTACGAATCATTGCCGCTGGTTTTTCATCTGATCTGGTCATCGGCAGTTTGATCTGCTCCTGATACAAAACGTGCCCATAGCCGATTGTCCAAATATGGGCAGGGCACAAATACGGGCGGTTTTTATAACCCTCGTATTTGTGCATCATGTCGGCTGCGGGCTTACTTAGCTTCATTTCTTAGACCAGTTGCGAGAACCAAACCAGAAGCCAATAATGCCGCCCAGCATTGCCATTTCGTCGCTGGAAAAAATCAAATCCGAATATTTGACAATATCGTCGATGCTTTTAATCATCTCGGGATGTTGCCAAAGATAAAACGCCAGGAATCCGTTGATAAGAATCAACTCAATGACAAACAGATATGTCACTGTCGGGCGAACCGTTCCGATGTAATTTGCCACCCAGGTGCTGGCCTTGTCCAAAATCTTTTCGTCGTGCTTTAGCGCCGCTTCCGTCATCTGCGCTTCAGTCTGCATCATCACCTGATCGGTGCGGATTTCCTCGATGCGCTGCTGCGCTGCATACCCTTGCGCTGCCATTGCTAGTTCACGCTCGTTTTGCAATCGAGCCAAAGCCAATTCGTGTTTTTGGTCGCTTTTGTTTTGGAAGAATTCAAGCAGCTTTGGCAGGCCACTGATAAGCAAGCCCCCAAGGGTAGAAATGAGTGACAGCATTATTTTGTTCCTTGTGCGGTTGCTTCCATAATAAACCAGACCGTTGCGCCAATCACGACGAACACAATCAGCACACCGATTAAAAGAATAAACAATTCGTCCAATTCTTGTTGCCGTTTTTTTGCGGCTTCTTTTTTACGCCGTGCCGCGTGTGCCGCGTCTGCTTCCATCCTTTGTGCCCGAGCAGCAATTCTGGCCCAGACATCCATTTTGTTTGCTTGGAAAAACAGCATCTTGATTTGATTTTCAAATTCTTTTGCCTGCTCAATAGCCATTTCCAGTTCAAGCGCCTTACCTAGCGCAGAACCTTTGAATTCGCCTTGTTGTGATTGCTGGACAACTTCAATGGCATCGGCTTTGGCATCAAAATATTTGCCAAGCACCGGCCCAAGTGATGTAACGTCATCAACAGTTGCAGCCACCTTTTTGACCAGTTCAACCGCCGACGATATTGCGGCAAGGGCTGTAACCGGATCAATCATGATTGTTACCGCGCAAATGCCGTATAAATCACGCCAGCCATTGACACAATCATTACCGCTGCTGTCTTGATAATGATGCCTTCAATGCGTTTCAGTCGAGCATTGATCGCGTCATAGCGAATCGCACACACTGCTTCATGCGAATTGAGCCGCGCTTCGGTTTCGTTGATCGTAGCCATGCCAAAATCCTTTCTTTCGGCATTTTACTGACGGATCAAAATTCTGAGATTGCTTTTGCTACGATTTCAGGCTCTACAAAAATCTCGCTGCGGTGCGGCAAATATTCCCACCAAAGGAACTGATTAACAGCCAAATGATCCCGGCTTTTCAACAAGTTGACATTTTCGGGATGCCCAAAAATTAGCGGGTCAGACACCGACCAAAGAACAATGCCCTTTTTCCCTTCGTCCCAGGCCAAGTGCTGAAAGAAGCTGTCGCAGGATACCCAAGTTTTGCAGTCTTGCAACAATTGACGCAGTGCAGCAATTGACAGGTTTTTGCGGAAATCTGGCACTAACTGCTGCTCACCTTCGATGCCAACCTGAATGATTGGCTCATCAATCATGGCAATCAATTCTTGCCAGTAAGGGTAATTTTTCGGATTGTTGTTGCCGCTTTTGAGCCGCTGCGCGTAGGGGCTGATGACGATCATAGGTACAGCTTCCGAAATGCGCTCTCAAGGCTTCCTTGCCACTTCCATGCGTCCATCTTGCCGTAGATGTTCCATTGGTCAATGCTGCCAAACAATGCCTGGGCTTCCGCAATTGACCGCCCAGGAACGATTTCTGGGTAGCAGGTAAACACCACCGGATTTTTTATCTCGGGCAGGACATGACTAAACACAACATGGTCGCCCATGCCGCAGTTGAGAACAACTATTGTGCTGTCCCGATAGTGCAGAAAATTGCGAAATATTTGCTCGTCCTGCTCGTACAGCTTTTGGTTTGTCTCGCTCCTGATGCCGCCTTGCGGGTTTTTTAGATGCCATGTGACCGCATCGGGAACCAGCAACACCCGATAGCCCTTTTCGTACAAGCCCCAGGTAAACAGCGTTTCTTCCCGGTGAGCCACCCTTGACAGGCCCGTGTTGTAATCATGGATGCCAGCACGGTAAAGAAATGTGCAATGCAGATGCTCGACTTCCTGCATATGCCTGATGTATGACCATTGAATGTTCGGCTCGGAATCAATCCGTTTGATTACGCCCGTAGCTTTGATTGGCATTGGATCAAATGGCTTGGTCAGCACAGACCCGCCAATTGCGCCAACATCGTCGGCAATCCACTTGCTCAAGTTTGCCAACACGTTTGGTTCTGGGATAGCGTCATCATCAACACGCCAAACCCAATCAAAACCCATTCGGTTTGCAATCTGGTGGTTGTGGTGCTGGCCTTTTTTGCCTGCAAACAACCATTCCCACGGGATTTTTTTTTCGTCTAGGATTTGGAAAAAGTGCGAATAGATCAAATCCGTTCGCACATCCACCGGCTCATCGTTGTCATCAAAGATGACCAGCTTATCCACTGGTCGCGTCTGCATGATGATGGCTTGCAAGGCCAGGGGCAAGGTGCTGTGATAGCGCCCACGGGTTGAGATTGAGCAAAGAATTTTAGTCATTGCTCCACCTGCAAAGCATTAGGTTTGCTCGGTTGTTTTCATCAATGACCTGGGGCTTATCGCTGATGTGGCCTGCCTCATTGATGTACGCAAACTCAAAGCCAGAGAAATGGCTTTCATTTAGCCCATGCAGCTTGTGATGATGACCCCAAAAGCCCGGAGGCTCATTTAGCGGAACCGTTATCAACAACCGCCTGCAATTACGCTTCAATCTCTCGACAATCTCAAGCCCATTGTCCAGATGCTCAATGACTTCAAATGCAATGATCGAATCGTAATGCTCCAGGCCAAATTTGTTTATGTCTGCGTTGACAAATTTACCTTGCCATCCTTGCTCCTGCGCCACTTCAATGATGACAGGATCGTAATCTAGGCCCGTGTAATCAATGTCGCCAAAGAACTGCCGCCCGTAGCCTGTTGAGCAGCCAATCTCTAAGATTTTTTGCCCAACGATGTTTTGTGCCGCCCATTGATATCGAGTGGCTTCCCTTGGAAAAACGGGATCATCTTTAAGAAACACCGCCCGTTCGTAATCGTTGGACAGCTTCCATTTGTACCATTCAGGGTTGTATTTTTTTGCCAGCTTTAAAGTGTTGCCATCGAACACTTTTTGCCAATCCTTGACCAGATTGGGATCGTGCATCGTGCCTTCGCCCTTGTGGTAGATCGGAAACCAGCCAACATATTGCGAACCCTCTAAACGCTTTTCCGTTGCCTCATAAATCCTATAACCAGCTTTTTCGGCTCTGATGCAAAAATCTATGTCCTCACTGCCGCCGATGCCGTAGCTTTCATCCAGTAGGCCCACGGTATCAAAAACGTGCCGATCAATCATTACGCAAAAGAAAATTGCAAAGTCTTGACCCGCCGCCTCAGATCGGCTTTTGATGACACAAGAAATGCCGCAATCCGCATGGTCAAAAAATGGCTTGTTAAATAGATCAAGCCATTGATTTTTCTTTTGCTCAAGAAAAACTGTGTCGTTGTTTAACAGGATCAGCGTCTGTCCCGTTGATGCTTTGATCCCCTCATTGGTCGCTTTAGCGTAGCCCAATGGAAGATCGTTCCAGACAATCTTTAAGTTTTCTGCAAAACCGATTGAATCGAACTTGTGCCGCAACGATTGCAAATACCATTGCGTTTCATCGGTGCATCCGTTGGCAGAAATGACCAACTGAACATTGCTCATGTCCGTCCATTTAAAAATGGATTCGATGCAGGGTTTAAGGTATTTGTCGCAATTGTTGTATGTCGGTATAACTATGCTGTAGTTCATCGTTTCATGTCGTTTATTGTCTGCTCCAGCATCAAGATTCGACGGCTCAACGCCACGCAAGCAACCAAAGCCGCGTTTGCGTAATTAACGCCAAGCATCCCCGAATCTGGATGTTTTTCCACCGAGTTGGGCATTACGTCCAACAACGATTGAGCAGAAACACCATCTTGCCTTAGTTCGGTGTCATATCGAGTATATGACCCAGCTTTCACACCGGCAAGTTTTTCGATCAATTGCCAATCAACATCCAGCCAGGAATGCTTTAGACGCTCATCAGATGAACTGACATGGGACACCGCGTTCAATGCGCCTGTGCTTGGTACAAAAGACACGGGGCTTGATATGGAAACAATGGGTGTTTGATTGCTTGCAGCCGATGCTACGCCAACAACATATTGTGTCGTTGCTGTCGTGCTGGATGTTGCATTGATCGCCGTAGATGGCCCTGCCCCACCAGTTGCACCGCTGAACCCGCTGAAGCCTGATGTTCCTGATGCGCCATTAGTTCCGTTTGTGCCAGAAAAACCAGATCGACCACTAAATCCGCTGATGCCACTAAAACCTGATGCGCCGTTTGTTCCATTAGTACCGGAAAAACCAGACGTTCCGCTAAAGCCCGAAATTCCAGACGCGCCATTTGCTCCGTTTATGCCGCTGAATCCAGACGTACCGCTAAATCCGGATGTGCCTGATGCGCC